ATGTCAAAAAACAGAACCCGAAATCAGCAAAAAAATAGAAGCCGTTCCCTGATACTGAAGTCAATAATCCTTATCTTCATTCTAGCTTCTGCGAAGTTCGGCATATATGATAATTTTCGTGAAAACCCTTCCGGAGCATCCAACCTTGAAAGCCGGGACAGCTGCCGGGTCACAAGAATTGTAGACGGTGATACGGTCATTGTAAACAGGTCAGGAAAAGAAGCGAGGGTTAGGCTGATAGGCATAGATACACCCGAATCAGTCAGCCCGCAAGAAGAACGGAATGTGCCTCAAGGGAAGATGGCGGCTAAATACACTGAAGAAAGTCTCCTAAACAAAGAAGTCACTCTCGAATATGACAAGGAGGCAGAAGATAAATATGGCCGCACCCTTGCCTATATATACGTCAACGGGGAAATGTTCAATAAAGAGCTCTTAAAAAAGGGCTATGCCAGGGTTATAAACACATATCCAAATGTGAAGTACGAAGATGAATTTAAAGAATTGCAGAAAGAAGCAAGAAATAGCAGAGCAGGCTTTTGGGGTGATAAAGGCTTTCGCTGGAAATAAGAAAAACGGTTGGAACTTCAATAGCTTCAACCGTTTTATTCTGGTACAGCATATAAAAATGTATCCGAACATTTTTATATTGAATGAGTATTTTTTCGGCTATGCCACAAAAAAGAAAGTCCGAAATTAAAAGGCTCTTAATTCTAAATTTTGAATGTCTTATATTTTTTTAATGTTCGTTTTTAATTCTAAAATTCAGCAAGTCCACCACATATTCCGGCGGTACTCTATCTCCGGCTTCCCAGCTGCGGATTGTTCGGATCGGAATATTATATTTTTTTGCAAATAAAAAAAGGGGGCCGAAGCTCCCTTGTCTCATTGCTATGCTAATAGCTGATTTACTCTTGCCTGTACCGCCTGTACGTTATATCCTGCCTGAGCCAATCTATTAAATCTGTCTTGGCCGTTACCCCAGTCGCCACGGATAACCTCTCTTGCTACCTCATCAAGAGACTTGCCTGGTGAGACTGATGTTACACCGCATAAATCGTTGACCCTAGCTTGTACAGCTTGGTAATTATACCCTGCTTGAGCCAGTCTTGCTGCTCTATCAGATCCTACACCCCAATCGCCATTAAGCACTTCCCTTGCTAACTCATCCACACTCTTGCTAGCCGGTGTTGGTGTAGTAGCCTGTACACCACATAGCTCATTTACTCTTGCCTGTACTGCATAGTAGTTATATCCAGCACTTTCAAGGTTTGCCTTCCTGTCGTCGCCATTGCCCCAATTGCCAGCTAATACTTCTCTAGCCAATGTTTCGATGCTCTTTCCGGTTGTCGGCTGTGCTGGTTTTGATGGTGCGATCGTTGGCTTGCTATTTGTCATATACTGTTCCGCCATTTTTTCTAATTTTTTAAGCTGTGCATACCATCTGCCAGGGCAAGCTGTAGGCTGTACATCTTTATGCCCTCTCAGTGGTAGTCTCCCATAGGTTTTCCAGATGTCAGCGATAACCTCTGCAACCGTCTGCATGTCACCGTCACTCATTTCCGGTCTGCACTCTATCCCGATTGAGTGCATATTTACACTGCCATCTCCAGCATGCCAAGCAGCATTTGCGTAATCCACTAGGCATGCAACCCTGCCAGCCTCTACAACTAAGTGTGCTGACGATCCACCGCCTTTACGGCAAAGCCAGTTTACAACACCCCAAAAACTGGCGCCATCAGCACCCCAATGATGGATTATAATTTCTTTTGGCTTGTTTTGTCCCTTGGTGCCTCTGGGATATCCGAAATTTAAGCTATCATGAGTTGTTATAAATTCATATGCCATTATTTACTTCTCCTCCTTAACCTCAACCTCTGGTAATCCTGCAACGCTTGTTAAAATTGATAAAATACCTGCTAATGCGCTCGCACTGCCTACAAGCACCCAGTTGACCTCTCCAATTGCCATTGCTGTGCCAATTGTCGCTACTGCTGTTTGTGCTGTAGTTTTAACTGCTCTTACAGCTGCTGCTTTAATCCATAATTTGCTCATAACTTTAATTCCTTTCTTTTGTACAAAAAGCACACCCTTATTGATGTGCTAATTTACTTTATCTTCCAAATCCTCTATGCGATGATTGGCTACCTTGATTTTTTCTGTGCAAGTTGCACAATTTTTTTCTAATCCATACACTCTGTCGATTAGGTTATTGTGCTTATCTTGCTTTTTTTCCAGCTCTTTAAGCCGATATTCCATTAGTGCCATAATCTTATCTTTGCTCTTATAAGAGCCGTATGCCGAGCCTGCAAACGCTAGCCCGGCTACTACTATATTTGTCCAATCCATATAGTTGCCTTTCTTTTTATTTCCACCTGCCTACTAAATAGAGGTGAGCGGTCTTTTGCAGTGGTGCCGACTCAGGTTCTTGTGACCCGCAAGCATAAAAAAATGTTGCAGTTTTGCCTTGAATTCTATTGCACTCGATAAAGCACAATCCGTTACCGGTTGAAAAATGTCCATATGCATCTATCAGTTCAACTGGCTGAGGTATGTCCGATGGTGGTGTGCATGTTCCGCTACTGTAATACAGATTGCCGCTGCGAGTGGGAAATGCAAAACTATCGTTATATATAAAGTGATACACAATTTTACCGTTCTTCCACTTCTCATAACTAAAAGTCGGATATGTGCTTGATTTTCCACGCTCTATAACAAAATCAGCCCGTATTAATAGTGACGCTATGAATAATAATATTTTATTTAGCATGCAATCACCGCCCTTCTGTAAACTAGTGATTGCAATGCATTAAGCACTCTAGTTAGTACCCCCCCTATTTTGTAATAGTAGGCATTTATACCGTTACAATTTGCTTCTGCGATAGTTCTATATTCTTCCCCCTTAATCACCGGGAATGTTGCTGTCGCAGTGCTGCCTCTGCCTGCACCGGCTAATGCTCCCACATAGTGCCCCGACTTATCCGCCACATATACAAGGTGATAAGCGGCACCTGCTACGCTGCCTGCATCTAAGGTTATAAACCCATCAGCCGGGCAAATCCATTTGTTAGTACCCCAGTAAACATTCCCTGCAAAGATTAATTTAGGCGTTGTATTTTTTAGCTGCTTTAACATATCCGCTATAAAGCTTAATAATTTATTTATAATTTTATTGTCCATTTTTTTACCTCACAAATCCCAATTGCTCAAACTTTTGTATTGTCGTCTCAGTAATTTCAACCGTTGCCTTATCTGCTTTGGTATTATTAAGCTGCGTAATCTGCGATTGCAGCTGTCCTGCTGTAGTGCCTTGCAAGGCAGAGTTAACGAGATTAACGCCGTCTTTTAGCTGTAGCCATAAATCTTCTGATTGTGCAGTATACGGGATAGCTGGTATAACTATGCCACACACAGATGTATCAGGTCGTCTGTCCGTAATATTAGCATTAGCAATATCCGTTGCCCTTGATGGCACATATATATCTGCTAATGCCAGCTCATAATAGTTGGACTGTCTAATAAGGTCCTGCGGGCTTGGGCTAGTTGCCGGCACGCCCTCTTTAAGATATATATCTATATTTCGCTTGTCCTCTGCAGTATCAAATCTTAAAACGACTCTATCAATTCTAGGCAGCGTATTAGATGCTGAGGATAGGCTAATTTGACGAGTGTTAGATTCCCAAAATCTTGCACCCTCAATGTGTGCTCCTCCCGGCTTTATATTAATTTTCATTCCGCCGGCAGCTGTAACCACAAGCCCATCGACAGGGCTCGGAAAAACTCCATTTGTCCAGCAGAGTCTATTAAAATCACGCTCATCCTGAGCCGTTATTGCTCTGTCCCATACCGGAGCTGTACTGCTCCCTGTGTTTTTGCTCTCAAAAGGGAAACTCTTTGCCATAATTTATACCATAACCTTTCTGTATTGTTGTTTTTGAGGAGTTCCAAGCACAATCTCAACATCAACTTTATTTTTTGCCCAAACCTCTCTAACCTCGACAATCCTGGCAGTATACATCTGCTTAATCTCATCAATAACCACCGTACATATATCGCCTAAATCATAATCTTTAAGATATAAAAAACGATTCTGTAGCACATCAGCCGAGATATGCTCAATTTTATAATTATTGAGCATGTCCAGCTTCATAGCCTGCTGCATTTGACGCCGTACATAAGCTTCTTTATCAGCCTCGATGTTCGTCGCATTTGTGTAAATTACTTTTGTCGGGATGCATTTGCCAAGATTGTTAGGGCAATTATGCTCATACTGATAAAACTCAACAATTGCCTTTTTGAATTGCCCCTCATTATTTACAAAAATCATATCCGTGTAATTAATTTTGTCATCCAATATTTGCACTGCAACATATTTAGGGTACATTCTACTCTCATCAATTACATAATCTATGTTTTTGACGGAGCTCCAAGCTTGACCAAAAAACACCTTATCTCTTAAGTCTCTACCTTTATATGATTTTAATTTTAATCCAAGTAGAGGCTTACTTTCGTCTTGCTGCCATTCTGGCAAACAATAATAGCTGTAGTTGTATCCTTGTAGTAGGTTATACAAAAAACTGCCCAAAGGCTTTTCTGCCGGCGCAGTCTGTGATTCCAGCACAAAAAATTCTGATGACTCATCTATGACTGTGCGATATAAACAATCTGCACTGCCTAACCGAATATGTGACGGCAATTGCCCATTGTTTATCTCCAAATCTAAATCGTTAGTGTATTGTCTAAAACCCATCCAGAGCAGCATTTTTATAAACTGGGCTGTAGACTCTGCTGTTGGTAGACCGGTCCGCAGCACATCTGTAATGAGCATGCCGTTATCCAACTGTTTTTGTACAAAAAAACCTGATAGGGTAACAAAATCTCCATTAGTCTTTTTTTCGTATACAACTTTTTGAACCATACCGGTTTCTGGTCTATCTTTAAGCTGTATATACTTTATATCCGGATTATAATCCTTTGCCGCCATGTATAGCACAAAGGAGCCGCATTCATGGTATTTGCGAGTCCATTGCAGCTCTATAAATTCGACATTGCGAATTTCGGCCCCATATTTATTTAATAATTTAATCACTTGTTACAGTCCTCCATATCTACCCACAAAACTTATTTCTGCAGTAAAGGCGGTATTGCTGTTTTTAGAGACTTTTACAAGATTGTCTCCATAGCTTAACAGCATCTCCATCAGCTCCCATGCATCATAATCTGCCACAGGTACAGGTGATCCATTTTTTGTCACAGCTCTTTCTTCACAGTCCACTATCAGCGTATCTCCGGAGCTTAATATAGTCTTAATGCTCGTTTTTTTGTCATCTATGGCTATGTCTATACCAGGCACATATCCAGTGGCTCTCACCGTTATAACAGGTGGTGCCGGCTCACTTCCAAGATAGTTTATTATTTTTTCAGTTGTTCTTGCCATCTCGCTGAATGCCAATTTCCCTGCAGCCCCTTCATATATTCTTGTGTCATGCCATAGTGCTTTAGTGGATGTGAAATCAGTAGTTGCACCTGAAGCAGCAAAGAGGTCTGAATAAGGCGAAAGGAAAACAATTTCGAGAAATGCATTTTTCCCATTCCTTTCGCTCGGGAACGAATTTTCTTGAATTATGCAGTCTTTTGCAATCATAGTTTTTCCGATATATGTGATTTCTAAGTCAAAACTATAATTATTATTAAAAAAAGCAATAGCATAATCTCTATTGTTTCTATAGTTCATCCCTTTATAAATCCCTGAAAGAGCTTTGATTCCAATCTCTCTACTGTGTTTTCTTTTACCTGTAATGATGTCACCATTGCCAAGGCCTCTGGGTTCTTTGAATATTTCATTTGGCACAAAGTCTATTCCTGTTACTTCTGTCAAAACAAAATCTGAATCAAAAACAAAAATCTCACCATCGTTTCTCTTAATTCTTATTCCGTACTCCATTATGCACCTGCTAATCCTAATATACTCGCTTCTTTTCTAATTGCCTTGGCTGTTTCCCACGGTGTGGTTACAGGTTGACTTATGTTAACATATTGATTAATCACGGCAGCTTCGCCCTTTTTTTCTCCTTGGCTATATCCTAGCGCAAGTTCGTGAGTCATTCTTATGTCATTTACAAAATGATCATTGACAACTGTATTTAATCCATCTACAGCTCTTGATACTACACCCAAATTATTATTTATACCTTGAGCCAATCCTTCGTCTATAAAACTTCCGATTTCAGCAAAGACTCTAGAAGGAGAGTTTATTCCAAGGGCTTTTTTTACTGCTTTAACAACATTTTTTGCAGCGTTTACAGCTGCTTTTACAAGTCTACCAATGCCATTAATGATGCCTTGTGCCATGCCAGAGATTATGTTTGCACCAACATTGATAAATTGCCCTATGCAACTTCCGAAAGCACTTATAAGTGCACCTATTATTTGTGGTACTGCCTTTACTACTGCTACAATAATTTGTGGTGTGGCCCTGACTAAAGCTGTAAATAATTGTATGCCAGCATTAATGAGTAGAGGTATATTATCTATAAATGCCGTTATAACAGCGTTTATAATCTGTGGTAATGCATTAACTATTGTAGTTATAATTGTTGGTAAGTTTTGAACCAGTGCTACAAACAATTGAATCCCGGCAATTGATAATTGCGGTAAAAAAGATATAAAAGCTTGGATTATGCCTGAAATGACAGCAGGTAACGCTGCAACGATACCATTTATAATCTCTGGTAGCGCCTGTACCAATGAAGTTATAAGCGTTATACCAGTTTGCACCATAATTGGCACATATGTGATTATTGCATTTGCAATACTTGTGATTATCGCTGGTAATGCTGAAATAATTGTAGGCAGCGCAGCTATCAATCCGTTACCTAATCCCAAAAAAATATCATTTATATTTTGTAAAACTACCGGTAGGCTATCTGCCAAGCCTTGCGCTAATCCAACTACCAAGTCTGCAATCATTGGCAGTAATTCAGGTGCCAACTTAGCCAATGTGCCTGTAATAGCTTGAGGTAGCGCAATTATAATATTTTTAACTGCAGGCAATACATTTTTTGCTACAGTTACAACAGATTCTACTAAATTTTTAACATTTCCACTGATGTCATTTCCCAGTAGCATATTACCAACTAAATCTTTATATGCAGCCTTCATACTTGAAAACGAACCGGCTAATGTGCTTGATGCCTCTTTAGCAGTAGTGCCTGTGATATCAAGCTTTTCTTGTATAGCGTGGATTGCTTGGTATACGTCCGATAAGTTATTGATGTCATATTTCTTGCCAGTTAATTTTTCTGCGTCGGCAAGGAGTCTTTCCATTTCTGTTTTAGTCCCGCCATATCCCAGTTTTAAATTATCTAGCATTGTATAGTTTTGCTTCGCAAAGCCTTGGTATGCCAGTTGGATAGCACTCATATCTGTGCCCATCTTATTTGCATTATCTGACATATCTCTAATTGCCATATCCGTGATATCTGCGGCTTTTGCAGTATCTCCACTAAGCCCCTGTAACAAGCTTGCGGAAAAACTGGTGGCCGTTTCCATATACTGATTAGCAGACATTCCTGCAGTCTTCCACGCTTTTTCTGCATTAGTTATAACTTTGTCACTAGCATCTTTAAAAAGTGTTTCTATTCCACCTATAGACTGCTCAAGAGCTGCACCTTCTGTAAATGCATCTTTTATCGTCTTGGCTATTGCCGCTCCTATAGCTAGTTTGCTTATTGCACCTTTAAATCTAGCCCCAAATGAATTACCAGAATTTTCTCCGGCTATGCCCATTTCTTTTTCAATTTTCTCCTTTATTCCCTGAGCCGATGGAATAATTTGGATGTAAGCCTTTCCCAGTTCCATTCCCGCCACTATGATTTGCCTCCTTTCATTATTTTCTTTCTTTCAGCTTCAAAGGCTTCTGCTGTATCAAATGTTGTATAATCATCCCTTTTAAAACTTCTTAAAATCTTATCAAGGAGACTTATTGGTCGATTGGATTTTCGCCCTCCGGAGTTTTGCCATAAAAGAAGATTGAGCTTGTCATAAACTGCAGTTTGAATAATCTGAGTATAATCCAGCTCAACCCCTGAAAGTTTTAATTTGATTCTCGAATTATCCCTTAAACCGGCAGCATATATAGCTATAAGCCTTGCAGGAAAACTGTATACATCATAAATTCTATAAGTTTCTGCCATATCGCAAAGCAAGGCGGCCTTATCACAGCTAATCATGCCGGCAAGGGCAATTAGTTTTTTCCATCTTCTCCCATTTTGGTCATTATTTCTATTATAGTTTCGCTTACTTTTTCAATTGGTACTCTGCCTTTTTCCCTTAAATGGTTATATAGTTTTGACTTTGTTTCTGACCCTAATAGTTTATCCACCACAAATGATACTGCCAGCACATCGCCCGAATCAGCAGCAGCGATTTTATCCACCAGTTCCATATCATCCAGATTTTCTTTATTGACCTCGCAAACAAACCCGTCATTTAGTTCTATCTTCATATTTACTCTCCTTTGGTAATATATTCATAATGTGTGTTACCATCTGTATCAGGTAGTGCTGTCAATTCCGTTTCATATCCTACAGGATCATTGTCTGTATATGTAATCTCCCCTACCGATGTCACCTTTCCATTGGGGATAACAATTCTTTTAAGGACACCACCTTTTAGGATCATATCAATTGCCCAAGCATACTCTTTCTGCTCCTGGGCATTGGCCTTAATTACAATTCCCGTATCTAAAGTGCCTGTTACATTGCTGTCGCCGTATACCGTTTTAAGCACTTCCAGATTAAGTGCCTCTATTAATGTAAATTTAAATTTGTCCGGTTTTTCGCTTTGAATGGTTAGCACTGTCTGACCGCCCCAAGCCTTCGCTTCATCGCTTGATGCACTATTCTCGTTGGACATCCCATCATCTCCAATATATCCAAGATTCATAAATGCAACATTAAGATCTGTTTTTGCATCAGTCGGTAACTCTGTTCCAATTGGAGCCCTATATATTGCTCCTGTGATTTTAGGTTTACCTGCTGTTACATTTTTTGTATTTGCTGTACCTGCCATTTTTTACCTCCATTAGTAATAAACTATATTTACAACCGCTTGATAACGATATGTTTTTGTCGTAGGATCTGTGTAATTATAGTCTGAGTTAATTTCTACTTTGACTATTGAGTCAAGCTCAATAGCATTTTTTATTATTTTTTTAATTTTTTCATTGAGTTCTGCGGCTTTAAATAAAGTAGGCGCGATTGATTGAACTGCAAATGTTGCTTTGCCAATATGGCCTTTTTCGCCGCCGCCAATTTTCTCGAGCAATATATATGTGTCATTATTTTGGGGCTTTTCCATACAGGCTTTAACTGTGGAATTTTGGTTAATGTAGTCTAAAAGTATTTTCTCAATCATTAGTGGACCGCCTTTAATAGAGTGTTATTCTCAAGATTATCCTTAATGCTTTTTCTTGTACTGGCTCTTACTGTTACATTACTTCTGTTCTTTCCAGTAAAAGAACTGGTTTCGTATCCATCTCCTCCGCATTCTGCAATGATGGCATTTCCATATTCCAATAAGATGCCTTCCATTTCTTTAGATTTAAGTAACTCTTTTACTCCCGCTCTGTTAAGTTTGAATCTTGTCTTACTCATATCTGACCACCTTAATTTTTTTATGCCATGAAAGGGGAATATTTTTTTCTATCCCCTCTTCAACAAATCCAATAGAGCTGAAATCTTTACCGAAAAAACTTATTTTTCTGTCTTCCCATACATGACTATCACCTTTTGGAATCCCAAGTATATACTCAATTTTTTTGCCATAAAGATTAAGAGCCGTGGAAATATCATCAGCGGTGGGGCTTGCGATAAGTACATTTTCAACTTCAATTGGGATCTCTTCATAAGTCGGAGCTCCAAATCCATCAACTCCTATCTCTCGCTTTTCCCATATTATTACTTTTTGACCTTTAATCTTGCCCATATATCTCCATAGCTCCATACCTTTGAGTTTTAAGACCTAATCTTGACAATTCCGTATTCTTGATAAAAAGACCGCCTCCAGGAACTAAATATGTTCCTGACCATGTATAACCTAGCGCTGATTGGCTCTCCTGAATCATAGGTTCATTTTCTGTCGATGTCATTAGAGTTCTTGCAACTATATCTACTACAACTGATCTGATTACATTTAGATAAACTTTATCCTCGGCAAGTTCGTCTAAATTTTTGCCTACCTTTTTAGCTTCTATTCTTAAATTATCTGATATAACTTCAATTAGTTTATCTGTTCTTTCCAGTTCTTCGTTAGTTAATGGTCGCCAAAGCTCTATTACATCCTGGCGGGTTGCAAATTTTATCATATAACAGTCCCCTACTTATTAGCTGCCTTTCTACCTCTCTTTTTAGGTAATTCCTCTTCTAAGGTTTCAGAAATTTCAATGCCTCCAGAGATTGCATCAGAATCACTAGAAAAACTTTCCTCTTCAACCTTTTCCCAATCATCTCCAAAAATTTCACAAGGGCTATCAATGATAACCCCTGTTTTTTTATATATGTACTTCATAATTAAGCCTCAACTATTCTTGCAAAGCTTGCAGCATCCATAATGCCCCAGCCAAGGTAAACTTCTGCTCTTAGGTATACCTGGTTATATCCTTTTAAGTCCTTTCCGGAGTTATCAGGATCACCATATTTAATTACTTCAAATGGGATTTCTTTTGAATACCCCCATTTGAACATATTCACAAAATCTCCAAGCACCGCATGGTCCTTAACTGTAGCATTATATACAGTCTTATTTATGTCAACTGCAAGACCATTGATTGAACCCGGATTTGCTCCCCACGCTAATTCAGGATACTGTTTAACTCCGTTAACTTTAAGGCCGGCAAGAGCTCCTGAGAAAACTCTATCCATTGCAATACCTGTTACATCACCATCTGCAGTCTGAACTACTGATACAGCAGCTTCAATATTAGCTTCTGGATCAGCTGCACTATATGTAACAGTCTGTGTAACCTTGCTGTCAAAGTGGTTATTCCCTATTACAGTTGATGCGGATCCTGTTCTTGGGTTAATTCCGTGAAATGCCATTAAGTCGAAACCTTTTGCCACTTTTTTTGCAAATCCGTCATTAAATGCCTTTAGGATGTCAATTTTCTCTTCGTCTGATGCATATAGGAACTCATCAGATACTCTTGCACCGTACTCAACCTTGATAGGTACAATTACAACCGGTTCAACTGTGGCCCCACCATGTGTTTTTTTGCCATTTTCAGCAACTACATCAATTTCTGAGTCCATCGAAAATGTAAACTCTTTCTGTCCGTTGAATGGAATCGGTTCCATTTTTGATAGCACAGCAAGGGAGCTGTGTCCTTTAACTTTGCTAATAAGATCTGATACAATCTTAGCTTCAAATAAATTTCCTCTTGATAATTCTGTAGCCATTTTTTATTCTCCTTCCAATTTTAAATTACTTATTAAATTCAAATAGCTTGCGTTTTCTTCATCGCCTTTTTGTTCAAATTTTTTTAGCGGTGGCGATGGCTGACCGCCTATTAACTCCGACATTTTTTTGGCATCTTCAATTAAGCTCGCCTCATCTTCGCCTACTAACCTATTTGCCATATCGTAAGGAATTCCATTTTGAAGAGCAATTTTTATCTTCATATCGGACATTTCATACTCCTTTATTTTTGCTCCTGCTTTACTGTAATTCTCTTCCAGTTCGGTTTTTTCGGAAGTAAGTGTTTGAATTGTTTCTCTTAGATTATTATTCTCGGCAGTTAAGGTTGCATTATTATTTTTTACTTCTTCATAGTCTGCATATTTTTCTGCTGTCGACTCTCTTTCTCTTGTCAATCTTTCATCGATTATTGCATCTAATTCTTCTTGTGTTTCAATTGTTTTGAATGCCATTTTTTGCCCTTTCCCTGTTTTCCCGCACAGTTGCGTAATTTATAAAAAAGAGGCATAATTGCCCCTTTAATAACTTATTCTTTGTTTTATTGGTGGTTTAGCCTCTGCACATAGCCAATGTGCTAATAAGCAGCTATCCATAAGTGCAATTTCATACTCTTCAAATTGCGCCTTATATCCAAAGCCGCCATTAGATCCTATATTTCTTTTTTCGCAGTTGGTAACTACTTGTGATAGGGATAATTGCCCTTTGTGGCAAATATTTTTTTGATATATTGCGTTTTCAAAGCTTGCATTAGCAATAATTATCTCTTTAACAGTTGGGAGAATTGGGGCTTTTAACCTCGTATCTTTCATATCCGCCGCAAGTAACGCTTGACCGCTTGCACCATCTACTGCCACAGACTGTATATCTGCTGCTTTAAGAAATGATATAATCCAGTCATTGCCTGCCCTTACTGACCTACAATCAATACTTTCAACAAATATTTTATCCTCTGTAGTTTTTACAGCTATGCTTAATGCTACATTTGCTCCGTCATTTCCAAATTTGATTCCGGCAAATAATTTGCCTTTAAATTTAGGAACCTTAGATACTTTCAATTCTTCCCAATCTGTTACACTGATTGCTGATTTTTGATTATATCTAATCCATAGCCCAAGTCTTTGAATATTGAAGTCAATTACATCGCTACCGATTTCATCCGATACAGACCTTTCTGTAAAGATAGTGCCAAGGGATGGATTAGTAAGATACCATAATTCTTTATCACGAACATCTGACTCTTCATCAACTGACCACTCGGCCCACCCTGTATTTTCTTTATTACCCGCTAATACATCATTCCTTAAGTTAACAAAGACCATACCACTCGAAATAGGTGTGGGTGGAGTGCCGCAAAATATAGTTTGCGGATTATCAGAATCCGTAACTACATATTTAAGCGCAGATTCTTGGTCATCTGTATACTCTTGAGCTTCATCTATTACAAGTAAGTCAAATCCTTCACCAAGACCACCTGTAGATGTCCTTGTTCTAAATTCTACCCTTCCACCGTTTTTAACTTCTATTCGTTCTCTTCCTGCTGCTCTTAAGGATTCATACGGTATCTGAGCTTTATCAAGCAGTCTGCACAGCCTTTCCCATGCAGAATGCGAAGTGGTTGTTCTATGAGCTGTATGTAGAACTTGTTCAGCTCTTTCAAGGGCCAACATTTCTCTTGTGGCAACTACTTCATTTTTCCCGTTTCGTCTTGGCAGCGAATAACCGAATTTGGTATGCGTCCATAGTCCTTTTCTGTTCTGTGCAAGTATTGCCTTAAGTAAATTAACTTGCCATTTTTGCAATTTATTTCCTGTTTTCTCATACAAAAAAACAGCCTCTTTATATAGACTGTTTCTTGTTGATAGTATGACTGATTTTGTAGGATTTTGATTTCCTATTCTTTTCCTTGCCATTTCCTTCTACTTTTACTGCTTTTAAAAAGTCTTGAATGTTATAGTTAATTCATTATTTTTAATTTCCGGGATGCACCAAATTAAAAATTCATCAAAGGTCTTTAGGATATCATTTTTTTCAAATGCTTTTTTAAACTGCGGTGCAAATCTATTAGGTATTAACCAGCCGAACAAATCATCTACAACCATATCTTTAAATTCAATATCTTTACATTCTCCAAAATTTAAAAAAAATACCGAATTCTGTTTCTCTGCTTCTTTCTGCACTTCTTCAAAAAATTTTTCAAATTTACTACCTTCTTTTGTTCTTAATCCTTTCATTTTCAGCGCCTCCCTTCATTATTGTAATGAATTCATTGTTTTTTGTCGCTAAAACAGCATCCCCATTCTTTATATATGCCTTTACAGGTTCTTTGAAACCACGCCAACTGATATCATCTACTGTATAGTCGGGATTTTTAGCAATGTTGTTTATTACATGTTTAAATACAATTCTATCATCTCGGCTATTTGCATCAAGGCCATAATCCATCATGTGTTTGCCTGCCTTTTTGCCGAACTGTACATCGTTAATACTTAATTTTTTATATACATTTGCAATTTTACGTTGCTCAATTCTTTCACTTTCTTCTGGATTTATCCATTTTTTGGTATGGACATTTTGTTTTTTTCCATCACCCGGATTGTATTCTACTGTACATCTGCAAAATCTGTGCCTACGGAAAATATCTTTTGGCACATCCGGATAAGCATACTTGCCCGCTAATGCGATACACCAGTCACAACAATGACCGGCACTAATTCTTTCAATTTTAGGCTTCATGCCCAGCTTGTTATGAAAGTCTGCATTAGCCTTTATGGTATCATCTACTATGCTTTGACTAAAATTGACTACCGGTTCATCTAGTACCCATGCTACTTCATCATAATTGTCAGCACTTGCAATTTTATTTATTATGCCATCGATTTTCTCTTGGTTTTTAATCGGTTTGACCGCTTTGAAACTTATTCCTGATTGTTGATTAAGCTGATTTTGCACTTTTGCAGCGTAATCAGAAATTAGTTTATAATTCTGACCGAGAGTTTCATTAATTATCCTATCAGCTATATTATAATACATTTTTCCGCCTGGTAAAGCTTCAGAAGATAATTTTTTTGCAAAAGATTGAGACAATATATCTCCTAAAGCCTCTGCAAATTCATTGGAATCAGTATGAGTAGCCGTGCCTTTTTTGATTTTTTTTAATGCATTTTTTACTTTGCTGTTATCTTTATATGCCTCTTCAAAATCCTTTTGAATTTGCGCTAACAGTTCAGGCACTATATCATTCGCCATCTATTTCTCCTAATAAAATCTTCTTTGCATTTTCTTTTATAGCTTGTCCCTCTGTTAAAATACCGCTTGCGAACTGGCCCATTATAGCAATTAAGCTTTGCGTTTGCGCTCCGTTTAGCGATGTAATGTTTTGTCTTTTAGGATTTTGCTGTTCGGTTAATTTTAGAGGAGTTTTAATTATTTGCGCTCCCCCCCAGCATCAATCCCTGTAAGATCACTTAAACTCTTTTTATCAAAATATCCATCGACGGCTTGATTGATTTTAATAGCTCCATCGCCCACGGCTGATAATGTAGCTGCATCGGGTTCAAAGACCGGATACCATTTAGGTTTTACGTTATAAAACTGATTTCTCAGGTAAGGATAATCGTCTCTTATGCAAGCAGCAAGATATCCAACATTTAAAAATCCACTTCCGAAATTTCTTTGAGCCTTTCTAGCCATCGCTCTTAGCGTTTCATGACTGGCTTTAATGGCCTCACTAGAGCTTGGATTGTCTGAAACAAATCCTAAATCATCTAATGTCAACCCTGTTTCTCCTGCAAATCCAGCTGCTGCAGTGCGGAGCTGTTCGGTGAATGGGCTCATGCTAGGCATGTTGAACTGCCCTAATGTTGGCTTATCTCCCTCTTCATCTTTATCAAATTGCAACATGCTTGAGATAGTAGCCTTCCATCCATCCAGTCTCTCTGCATCTGGCGAAAGTCCAACAACATATTTTTGTGGGAACGAATAAAACTCAGCTGTAATATCAGCTCTTTCCAGGGTTCTTTTTGCATATTTTTGATAGTACATAGCGGCACGAGTTATTCTTGACCTTCCAAACGGCCGAACTGCGTCAGGTCTATGTACAATTGGCACCAATAGCGGGTAATGGCAATGGTACTTATATTCCTCTTGTAGTTTGTTATTATAATATATTTGAGTTTTTCCAGGTATAAAATATGCTTCCAGCTCAGGATTTCCGTTTTTATCTCTTTCAAGGACTGCATATCCTTCATCAAGCAATCCTGTAATCGGATTGATTACTCCGGTTGCATTGCTGCCTTCGATAATCTGAAGCCTTGGCATATTCTCATCACCATGCGATATATAAACAAAACAACATGAAGCAATCAGAGATGACAAAACCGCTGAATCAAAGAATGTATCAGGATTATTCATGTTGAAAATTTCTGTAAGTTCAAATATATCATCGTCAAAACCCTTAAATATAAGCCTATCAGCCAACGAATCAACCGCTTTTGAGCACCATCCTAATGTCGCTCTATAGCGCTGTCTTAAATTTGCCGGTATCACCATACCAGGATCTATATCCTGGTATTTCATGTCATATTGCTTGTATCTTAAATCAACTCTAAGCTTTCTTTGGTTTAATTTGCTTCTCAAATATTCAATTCCATTTAATTCTGACATTTCAGTTCCTTTCTCGTGAGAAAATTTGTACAGTGACGGCGTGAACCCCTGAGCACATGGTAGGGAGGGGGTTATGCCCCCTATTTAGTTTTTATAACATATATATACTTATAAAAATTTCGGTATTTTTTAGCTACTGTAAATCTATAACATTTTGTCAAAAACTTGTAATTTAAAATATAAAAACGATATTAAAAGTTACCGTTTTTGTAACCAAAAGTATTATTTTGATTTATAATCAGTCCAATCCATGCTTTGTGGAAGATTTCTATTTCCGACAGGCAAATTGCCTTTAGTGCTGTCTTTAAATAATTTATCTGATTTCTGCCGATTACAGCTCCAGTGTGCGAGTTGCAGATTGGCAATATCTGACGGGTGGCCTCCTTTTGCTATAGGAATAATGTGATCTATACATGGAGCCATAGGGTGGGGTGTTTTTAATGTCATATCAACCGGTTGTCCACATATCCCACAGGTATTGTGAGTTGCCATTATTTTTCTTCTATTTCTTTCAAAGTTAGATCTGTGAGCCCCCGTCTTATCTAGTCTCATACTATTACCTCTTCAAAGCGATATAAAAATACACGGAGTTTCTTTGTGCTCCCGTGTATTTCTCTATCTACACTATAGCACTGGGGGATAGTGTCATTCAATGCCATCTTTTATTAATATTTTTTCGAGCTCCTGCAAAGCTTTGCCGTGAATCCTGTGTGTATGTCTTAGATAGTGTCCAATTTCAACGCTGATTTGTTCCCACGTTTTGAGCTTTATATATCTGAGATAAAGTACAGTTATGAATCTGGCATCTTTTAGCTTGCATAGTATCTTTGTAATTTCTGCTCTTTGAGTAATAAGCCGTGAACGATACTCCATAGCTTCAAGTTTTAAATCCGCAAGGTTAGCAGCTATATCCCCAATTCGATCTATTGTTTTTGATGATTGCACTATAACAGAATCCGTCGCTGTTGTTATATGTCCAGCCATCGTTTCATAGTTTATAATTTCATCCTCAATCAAGCTCAATTTAACTTCTATTTCTTTGTATTGTTTTAAATATTCTTTTGCTGTCATTTTTGTACCTCAAGATTGCCTTGCATATCTGCAAGGCTTAATTGTCTCTCTGCAATTATCTGCTTAATACGCTCTCGCTTATACTTTTTGCGTTTGCCTCTGCAATACTTTTTACACGGTGTATCAAGTGCCACCTGGACAAATTCTATATATGGCTTATCAGTGTCAGGATTTATGCCTTTGATTATACTGTCTTGATCAATATAATATCCCTTTGTTGCTTTTGCTACAAACAATTGTTCTGTGCTTACCTCTTCAACTCTTACTTCCGGCATGACAACATTTCTTGATTTTGAGTATCGTTGCTTTGAAAATGCATCTGGATTTCTAAATGTTCTACTTGTCTCTTTGATTAAATAATTTCCTAACTTTCTCCAGTCTCCACTCTCATCTAGCAATGCTATCTTTATAAAGCCCTCTTTCCAGCAATCGTAAATTATCGCTGGATCTATGTAGCTTAGTACAAAGTGATGATGTAAATTATTGCAGTTTTCATATTCTGTTACATGGACCCATTTAAGTTCTACTTCTGCTTTTTTATATCTCCTCTTCAACTTTTTTATAAAACTAGTTATTTTTTTATTAGCGTAATCTTTATCAGGATTATTTCTATATGTCAAAGTCACATATAGATCTCCGGCTTTAAAATTGTGATGTAGCAAGATATTGAATTTTTTCTCTGCATAATGCTGATTCATTTTTTCCACTGACATTGGCGTGGGATTGCTTTTTTTTGCTCTCGTTTTTATTTTGTCATTTTTTCTGCGAGTTGTGATTTTATTAAAAATTAAATTCCCTGCAATAATTGTTTCTCTTAGTGCTAGTTTCATTTTTTGATGTACCTAAGTTTAATACTCTTTATCAAGTCATAAGCGGACTCTCTTCCACCGCTTGTAGTTATGCCCTATAATTATTCCCTGCAGAGTTTTTTCTGCAGGGATCTTTATGTTTTTTCTTTCCTTTATATATGAAGGAAGTTTTTTATCTTTCAGCGCTGAAAGTTTTAACATCTTTTCTTTCGATTTTTACCTTATCATTTGCCCTTTTAATGCTGATTTTTGCACCTGCGATTTGCAGGGTTATTTTATTTACTCGCCCCTCAAAGGCGGCCTCTGTTAATGATAGGATCATATTTGTTTTGTACTGCTTGTAATGGGCTCGTGGCTCTTACAATCACAAAATTAAGTTTACATCTTCTTCTTAAAGCATAATGCTCTTCTTCCAAAAGGACAGGATTTTAATTCATTTGCCACGTTATACTAACCTCCTCGACCATCTTGTTTTCATTTCGTGAGGATAAGACTGCCCGGTATCACGAGTACCGTTCCACTTAACGCCCCCGGCTTTTCCTTCACAAGTAAAATTGCTTGCTTTAAGGCTCGCACCGTTTTCAGATTCAAGAATATAAGTAATGATTCTCTTATAACCCATTTCTTTAGCTACTCGACAGCACGCACCATATAACATAGAGCAGGCATTGTATGTACCATCAGTACATACCCTGTTGATTTCACAGGTTAATCCATCGTCAAGGTGTCGGCTAACAGGTCTGCCGCATATCGCAACACCTACGAGATTGTCACTGTCATAAAGTCCTACACAAAACTTACAACCAACCGTCGGTCGATGGTGTCGGTGGTGTTGCGATACAAAATCACAGGCTTGTCGGAAGGTTATCGGTCTGATTTCCATTTTCTCTCCTGTTTCTAATTGTTGTAATTAATATATCTCCTTTTCCATTTCTTCAAGGTCTTGTTTGTATGTTTTCAAAAGCTTGTTCAATATATCTCTACTCACATCATCAATGCTGTCGTCCTTTAACAGTTTCTCGATATTCTCTATTTCTGAATTCAAAAAATTGCTTGCATAATTTATTAATTTAGCTTGTGTAATCATAGTTATACCTCCTGTTCCTACCTCCTGTCATTAATGTTAAAAGGGTCTTTGTACTTAACATAGACTTCTTCGTCCTGAAATAATCCTTCGATTTTAAATTTGTCTATGCCCTTGCGTTCGCTCACAATCCAGTGAGCCTCCTGCATTATAGCTGCAAGATTTTGGGCAGGTACGGTCAATATGCTGACGGGAATTCCTAAAATCCCAAGGATAATTTCTTCCCGAACCGCCTTCTTGAATTCTCTGTATGCTTCCGTATTGGTTTCAACGCCCATTCCGAATGTGGTTTTGTCAAAGTAAACCGCGTGTAAATGTTTCATATCTCCTCCATTGTCAGACACGGGCAATTGGGGAAATCCCTCTTACACCCGCTGCTGTGTTTTCCCTTCTTCATTTTTTATACTTGCTCCTCTCTCAGCTCTTCTGCGTTCTTCTCAAGTTTATATTGTTTAATCCCCGAAAATTATTGCTTTACCAAGTTTTAACGCACAAGCATATTCAATGCATGCTCCTGGACTGTCTAGCCAATTATCTAGCATGTAGATAGTATCTGCCTTTTTTAAAAGATGCAGACATATGTGCATATAATCCTCCCAATCGCAGACATCCGGTAATTTTATTTTTGACGGATTTATAATCTTTGCTCCTGGATATTGATTTTGGAGTTTTTGTTTAGCCTCTCCAAATTTTTGTTTGTAATTTTCACATCCCGTTATTTTCCCGCTGATATAAATAGTCATTTTGATTTCTCCTTATTTTTCCTTTCCCAAAATCTTGCCTGCCTGTCGCCTATGTAAATATTCGCTTCGCTGAGTTTCTCTTTTTTTACTTTTTGATTGCGCTTTGCTAGAACATCCTTCCAGATGTTATAAGCAAAGCATCTGCCGTGACATCCAATGCTTCTTTCGACGCAATCAAGACAAGGTTTATCACTTATCCCCATAAGTCAGTCACTCTCTCTTCAATTTCATCCTCTGCAACTATAGCTATGCAAGAGTTGTCATGATCCATATTAATTACATTTCTTGTACCTTTAATATCTGTTAGCATTTCTTTTGTTTCGATGACCACTTCTTGATCCGGCTCATATGCTTTTAGCAATTCAATAAGCTCTTTATTTTTCATTTTTCTCTCCTATTTTTAATTGTTGTAATTAATACATCTGCTACTAGGATTGCTCCTATTATTGCCGCTACAGCCATTGCGCCTGTGGCTATGTTAAACGCTGTCATTATCCCCACATTAAACTCCTTTACAATTCTTCCAATTCTGCTAACAAATCTGCCAAATAATCCTGCATTGCGCTTTTGATTTTATCTTTCAATTCATTCGATGGATTGTATGTCTTAAAATCGTAGCCCCCCCAAAGAGGTATGGGCGATTCAAGATCTGTTTTGATTTTGAAGAATTTATGTTTCCATCCATCATGACTTAAAAATGCAGATAGTTCATCAATTTCACATTGCAGCTTTTTTGCTTTTTCTAGTTTTTGTAAATCCATGCTATTCCTCCAAAAAATTGTTTAATTTTAGATAATTTTCAACAAGCTTTAGCAGTTCTATACGATTGAGTTTCTTTCCGGAAGTGCCTATTTTATAAGCTACGCCCTTCTTTTTATTAATTGCAAATATTTCTTCTTTGTCTGCCGCCTGCTCAATTGACCAGTCATTGTCTATTTTTGCTCGCATTATAGCTCTCCTTTTACTTTATCAAGTACCGCTCTTATAAAATTCTTCATTTTTTCTGCAGTTTCTGGCTCGGTCTGCTCTATAGTTTCTTTAATTTTGTCAAAACTATTTTGGATAGTTTCGGCATGTATTTTAATTTGGAGCAGCTTTTCATTTCCGGAAGCGCTTAGCTTTTTTTCTGCCTTAGCCAATTCTTCTTCAAGAGTTTCAATTCTTTTTCGATCCTCTGCACGCTTAGATTCCAACTCGTCTTTAAAGCTTTTTTCAGCTTCCGCCTTTGCTTCCATTTTTGCATGCTCTTTTTCAGCAAGCAGCTTGTCTTTTTCTTTTTTTATGAGTTCTTTCTGCTTCGCTTTAGCGTCTTTAATCTCCTGCTCTTTTTTCTCGAGTTTTTCTTGTAATTCTTTCAGCTCTGCCTCTAATGCTTCTGTAGACTCTGACCGTGTAGCCGGACCTTCTAGTTGCTTTTTTAATTCCAGAATTTCAGCTTTGGCTCGCTTGGCTTCAGCTTCAATCTCTCTTCGATCTGCTTCTATTCTGTCATATGCGGCTTTAGTTACTCTTATTTCTTCACGTAGCTCCTTTACAGTCATGTCCTCTAAATTTTCATTTTCAAGTACTGTTTCTGCTACCTCTTCTGTCGTTGAGAGGAGCTCCCAAACCTTTGAAATTCCCAAATCGGCAAACGTTTGCCGATTTGAAAATATACTGTCATTTCCCCTGGATTTTTCCGCCAGTTTAATCATATTGCTGGCTTTTCTTTTTGAAAATTTGCAGTTTTTATCGACCCAATCTTCCCACGACCCATGAGGCACACGGTTTTTAATCTCAATTAGTCTCATACCTGCCTTGACTGCCATCATAAGTCCAAGATTGCCTATAGCTTCCATTTGCTCCCACAGGGCATTAGCCTCTGCGGTTAGTTCTTCTGTGCTTCGATTGCTAAAATCTGTTATTTCTTTAAATTCTACATCTATAATTTCATTCATTTTTATGCTCCTTTTTTTATTCTTTTCGTTTTTGCAAGCCATTCTGTCCAGTCGCTTACAAACTTTTTAGCATCTTCAGGTGGGGTGCTATTATATCTCCCCCTAAACTGTTTAATTTTGTAGTCAGGGCTAAGCTCTATCGTGTACAAGGGGTTATTTGGCTCGGCTGATAGTCTTACAAATAAGATTGCACATCTTTTATCTGCCATTTTATTTATATAGGTGCCTACACAATGTCCGAGAACATCTCCTTCTTTTTGCAACTCTTCAGGACTGGCTGCCGGTCTTATTAAATATTTGTTGTCGTTATACTCCAATCCGGCAGCTATATCATTTTCTAAAAACTTTTTTAGTGTAATTTCATTTTGTAAGGCCACAACCTGCTTTGCTCTTTCGGCATGAGCTTTTACAAAATCCTTAGGTCTTAATATTCTGCGATTGGCTAAATTAAGTTGTAATTTTTGCAAATCTGAAAAATAATCCTGGTAATCGGTTATTGGGATTTTGTTTTTACAAACATATTTGTACAGCGTTTCTATAGTCATATATTTAATAATTTCTTCTATTTGGTTTTTATTTATGCTATCCCATCTAAAAAGATGTATGTATTTAAAACTTAACATTAAAAATATTTTTTTGATTTTTTTGTACTCCTCAAGTGTATAGATTTCCCCCATATTTATTTTTCTGAATTCCGTCAATTCGCCAGCATCCAGTTTTAATATTTTTTTTAAATTTCTCCCTCTCCAATTAATTGCTCGTGATCCGACGTTGTAAAAGGATTTTTGTTTAACGATATGTAAAAATCCGGATTTTTGTAGAATCTCAATTGATGGATATTTGAGAAAATTATTTATGTAGCCAATTACATAGTCAGGAGGGTATTGACCAAGCTCATCCATGCAAATGCTGAAATCAGCATACCTCAGATCCGTTCCGGTCTCACTAATTGACGGGTTGTAAAATATAGTTTTTATATAGTGGCCTTTCCAGCCAAAGCCTCTAAAAACATCTGTTATTTTAACAGTTCTTGCTTTTTCCCAGCACCATTGCCATGTGCCGTTTACATATAGCCGAACATATTCATATCTTTCTTGAACTTCCTTATTAAGTTTATATACATCAGACTCAGCGTACAGGACTGTTGGAATTGTTGTTGTGTAGTCAATTGTGTAATGCAGTAATTCTGCGTAAGTGGTAGCACTATATTTTTTTAGGTATAATATGCGACCTCTTTCTTCTAGTTTTTTTCTGCCGTACCGGCTCTCTTTAACAATTACCGTTCTGTTACAATGTGCGCAACATGCTGTGTCATTATGTTTTAATCCGTATATTTTTTGCGGTCTGCCGCAACAACTACAAGTTCCTATTCGGGTTTTATTGTCTGTAATCAGATATCCTTTATCCGCATGCATCAGGATGTATCTTTCTAACCCTTTTGGCGGTTTTAAAATTTTGTATGGTTTTTCTTTTTGCATTTTGCCACCTATAAAAAATCGCTGATGTCTATAGTCTCGGGTTTGGAGTTCAGCTCAATGTCATAATATTTTCTTATAATTTCAAATCCTTCTTCCGGCGGTATATATGCAGCCTGGTTAACTGCTCG